TCACTCCCCGACCGGAAACCGATAGCGCGCCACAATGCGGCGCGCCCATGCGCTGCTGAGCGGGCTCTCCACCACGCCATGCCCGCTATAGGCATGGATGACCGTCGGCCCGCCCAAGACCTCAGCCGAAATGCCCAGATGCTTGGCGACCGCTCCGTCCCGCATCCGGAACAGAAGGACGTCGCCCGGTGCCAGCCCCACGCCCGCCGGTGTCAACCAGCGCTCCGCCGCCGCGCGAAGCGCCTCCTCTCCCGAGGCCTCGGACCAATCCCGCGTATAGGCCGGGATCGGCTCTGGCTCCGTCCCGCAGAGGCCGCGCCAGACACCTCGCAAAAGGCCAAGGCAATCGCAGCCCACCCCCCGCACCGAGGCCTGATGGACATAAGGCGTTCCCAGCCACAGACGCGCCTCTGCCACGACCCGCGCGCCCGTCATGGTGCCATCCGGCTGCCGCCGTCCTTCTGTTCGGCACGGCTGGGCACCGCCATGGACCAATCGTCGCCGGGGATATGCGGAAAGCCCCGGAAGTTCAGGAAGTTGCCAAAGCTGTTCCGGCAAGTCGCGGCCTGCCGATCACAGCCCGCAACCAGCCGTACCTGATCCCCCGGCTCGGGAAGGAGTCCGGGCTCCTGCCACAGGATGACCCGCCTCCGCCCGGTGGGCCCCTCATCGGCCTTCACGGCGAATGCCAAACCCTCCGCCCGCCCTGACAGCACGTCCACCCGCCCAAAGGCGAAAAGACCCGGAACATGGGTCAGGGGCGGCACCTCGATCACGCTGGCCGCCGCGCCAATGACCGTCGCGGTGGCCGACCATTCCGGTCGGGCAAGATCGATCTTGCAGCGGGCATCTCCCAACACCGCACCGCAATCCCGTTGGAAGACGCGGCGAAACGGGCGGTTCAGCGCCTCGGTCAAGCCGCGCAGCTCCGCCTTGAACTGCCCGGAACCGAAGGAGACCTCACCGATGGTTCCGCGAAACTGAAGGGCCCGCTGCGACAGGTCCGCCCAATTCACCCGCCAGAACCGCACCTCCGCCCCGTCATAGCGCCCGACCCGCAGGTCCTCTTCCGTCACCGCGAGGCTGGAAAGGGCACCGGTGGCCTCGCTGTTGTCGACCGCCAGCCCCGTCGACTGCGCGAGCGCGCTCGCTGTAAGCCCCGTCCTCGCGCTGAAGGTCAGGCCATCGAACCCGAGATCTTCGTCATGGTCCGTGAAGCCCAGCACCACCCCGTCGCGACGGTGCACAGACCAGCACCGGCACACCGTGGTGCAACCCGTCTTGAGGTGTTCCGCCAAGCTCATAGCCGCACCTCCACCACGGGCACGGACGGCACATCCCCGGCATGGAAAGAGGCGACCGACACGGCGATCCGGTCGGTGTCAAAGCGCACGGGAACGTCAAACTCGAACCCCGCCGTCACGCGGGTGCCAAGATCAGGCGCGTTGACGAAGGTGATCACCCCACGTTCCGCGTCCAATTCGTATTCAAGCGTCTCCGCCTTGTCGTCCCCGGCCACCGCAACCCGGACCGTGCCCGCCACGGGCTTCCGGATCGGGCGGACATACTCGGCAGGCCCCGAAGCATAGCGCTTGACCAGCGCGAACTCCCGCACCACGCCATCGCCCGTTCCGATCCACTGGTCTTCTGCCGAGACCTCCGCCGACGGACGGCACGAGCGGTAATCGGACCAATCCTTCCAGCGAAACCCGTGCATCTGTCCGCGCCGGGCCTCGAAGAAGGCGATCAACTGTTCGACATCGTCGAGCGACCGCAGCCCGAGCCCCGCATCATACCGTCGGCGTCCATGCGCCCAAGGCGTATTCCGCTCCTCAAAACCATTGGCCAGCGTGACGATCTCCGTCCGCCGCTCCGGCCCGCCGACCGAGCCGAAGCTCAGATTGGCGGGAAACCGCACCTCATGGAATGACATGTCCCAACCCCTCAGCGATTGCGTTGCCCGCGGGCCAGCGCGCGCGCCGCCTGTGCCGCGATCTGGCCCTGGCTGCGCTGGAAACCCTGCACATCCGGGGTGGAGATGTTCATCACGACATGCACCGGACGCCCACCGCCCCCCGCCTGCACGCCAAGCCGTCCATCGGGTCCGCGCGCCAGGGGCATGATCGCCTCCGGCCCCGCCTCACCCATCAGCCCGCGCCCACCCCGCATCGGAAAGCTGACCGGCTGGGTCACCACGCCACCCTTTGCGAAGGGCATGACCCGTCCTTGCGAGAACGCCCCACCCTCGGCGAAGGGCAGAAGCCCTCCGAGAACGGTGTTGATCCCCCCGGCAAGTGCCCCGCCCAGCGCGTTCTGCACCGGACGCATCGCCGCATTGTAAAGACTGGCCGACATGCTCGCCGCCACCTGCTTCAACGCGTCCGACAACCGCAGGCCGTCGAACACCACCCCGTCAAAGGCCCGCCGCAGCCCCGAGCCGAAGCTCGTCGACAGCGAGGCCACCTCCCGGTTGGTGAACAGCATCGTCTCCGCCATCCGCGCCAATTCCCCCTCGAAGGCCGCCGTCATCCCGACGGCCGAGGACATGCGCGCATCGAGTGCCTCGATCTGCTCCTGCAAGGTCTCGATCGTATCCATGCCCGGTCTTCTCCCTCCTGTCCGGAAATGCCGCGGCCAATTCCTCTAGCCGCGCCCGCGTCAGGGGCGGAGCACCCCGCTCCGCCCCCAGCATCATCCGCAACTCCACCGGGGTCAGGCGCCAGAACGCCTCGGGCGTCAGGCCAAGCCCATGCAGGCCCAGACGCATCAGGCCCACCCAGTCGATCCGCTCGGCCATTTCAGCCCCCCGGCACCGCGAAGGCCCGCGCCAGAAGTTCCGCCGCGATCCGTGCCGCCGCGACCGGCCCGCCGCCGATATCGACCGCGCGAAGGTCCTCCGCCGTTCCCTGCCAGCCACCGCCGCGCAGGCCCGCCACGATCAGCGCCAGCACGTCCCGGCTGGACACCCGCCCCGCCTCGAACCGCGCCGCCAAGGCGACCAGACTGTCCTCACCCAGCGCTGCCTCGAGCTCCGCCAGCGCCCCGAGCGTCAGCTTGGCCACCTGCGCCTTGCCATCGAAGGTCACCACAACCTCCCCGGCGAATGGATTGGCCATCAGAGCGCCGTGAAAGTCAGGCGCCCCGCCGAGGCGAGGGTGATCTCATAGGTCGCCTCGCCATTGTGGCTCCCGGCATATTCCAACGCGGTGATCATGAATGGCCCTTCGACGATGCCGAAGCTCGGGATCACCACTTGAAACCGCGGCAACTCGCCGTCGAAGAAGATCTGGCGCGCCCGCTCATCCGTTGCGGCGTCCCGGAACACGCCCGATCCCGACAGCGAGGCCGATTTCACCCCCGCCCCCGACAACAGCTCCCGCCAGCCGCCCTGGCTTTCCAGCGAGGTGACATCCACCGTCTCCGCGTTGAAGGCGATGCGCGTGGCCCGCAGGCCCGCCACCGTCTCGAACTGGCCATCGCCCGTCTGATCGACCTTCAACAACAGGTCCTTGCCGTTCTGCACAGCCATGCCTTGTCCTCCTCGGTGAAATCTCAGAATTCGATACGGATGCGGTAGCTCAGGTCGATGCGACGCATCTGGCCGCCGTCCAACCGACGTGCGACGGCCCTCAGGAAGCGGACCGACACCACCCGCCCCTCCGGAAGCGGGAGAGAGGCGGCATCAAGCGCGGTATCCACCTCGGCGGCCATTTCCTTGGCCGACAGGAACCCGTCGGCATCGGATATCACGCTGACCATCACCCGGTGTTCCGCCCCGCCCCCGCTCCGGTCCGAGGCATCCGTCACCTCTTCCGGCCCGATGAGCACGTAGCGTTCCGGCACAGGCGGAAGCGGCGCACCGTCACAGACCATCACCCCCGCCAGACCCGCCGCCGCCTGCAAGCGCGCGAAGATCGCCATCTGCAAGGAAGCCCCTGCCGCATAGCTCATGGCAGCCGCTCCTCTTGGCAGAGGCAGGTCAGATACATCCCCCGCCGGTCACGCTCCTGAACGGCGCGGATATGGTAGGCCCGACTGCCTTCCCGGAAGCGGTGGCCGACCTCCGGCCGCTCGGGCGCGTCCGGCGGCGCGGCGCGGACCGTGACGGTGACCGGTTGCACGGGCACGGTGACGTCCCCCGCGTCCAAGGCGCGCAGGCTCCCTTGGTCCAGCGCGGCCCAGACCGTGCCGAGCGCCTCCCAGACCGAAACGAAGCCCCCCGCGCCATCGCTGCCGCGCGTTCCGGCTTCCAGCGTCAGGCGCCGGTTCAGATGCGGTCGGATCATACCGCACCTCCGCCCAGCACGCGGACGATGCGCCACGGCTCGATCAAGCCCTGAACCACCCCCGGCAACAGCCCCGATGACCCGCCATCATGCCGATGCTCGTAGAACTCAGACGCCAGCAGCAACACGGCCTGCCGCAGGTCCGCCGGTATGGCGCTCCAACCACTCCCGAAACCCGCGTCGAACAGAATCTCCGCGCGCCCCCCCCCGGGGACCGCGGGCAACGTCCCGTATACCGCCTGAAGCCGGGGCCGGTGCGTATCCCGCCGCAGGCGCCACGACGCGGCGGGCAGCGCCACCCGCGCCCCGGCAGCATCGACCAGCGCCACCTCGCTGATGGCGCTCACCGGGGCAATCGGCAGGGCCTGTCCCGCCCCGTGGTCGCGCCATGCCGCCAGTTCAAGCCGGAAGGGGCGCTGCAAGAGCGCCTTGCCGATCCGCCCCTCGATGGCCGCAAGCGCCGCGCGCAGGTGGCCCTGCAGAAGCGCGTCCTGCAATCCCTCCGTGCTGAACCCGGTCCCAAGCCGCAGATGCGCGGTGAATTCCGCGACGGGCAGCGCCGATGCCGGGACTGCCTCCAGTTCGACCAACATGGCCGCCTCCCTGTCCGATGACCGCAAATCCGATGACAGCGAACCGGCCCGCCCCCGATCAGGGCGGCGGGCCGTTCAGATCACGACAGGGCAAACCGCAGCAGCTTGATCGCCGCAAAGTCGGTGACATCCCCGCCCACACGCTTCGAGGCGTAGAACAGCACATGCGGCTTGGCCGAGAACGGGTCGCGCAGGATGCGCAGGTCCGGACGCTCGACGATGGTGTAGCCCGCGCGGAAATCGCCGAAGGCGATGGCGAAGGCATTGGCCGCGATATCGGGCATGTTCTCGTTGATCAGCACCGGATAGCCCATCAGCCGCGCCGGTTCCGCCGCCGCCAGCCCGTCCGACCACAGGAAGCGTCCATCGGCGTCCTTCATCTTCCGCACCGCGCCCGCCGTCTTGGAATTCATGACGAAGGTCGCGTTGGCGCGATACTCCGCCCCAAGCGCATAGACGAGGTTGATGATGCAATCCGCCGCGTTCACCGTGGCGAAATCGGCCGCCGCCCCGGTGGCCACATAGCCAAGGCTTCCCCATGCCCAGCTCGTATTGGCCACCTTCGCGGGCGTCAGGAAGCCGCGCGGCTTGTCCACCCCGTCGCCATTGACGAAGGCCGCCGCCTCCGCCCGCTGGAACCGCTCCGCGATCTTCCCGGCAAGCCATCCCTCCACATCAAAGGCACTGTCGTCCAGCAGGCGCTGACTGGCCTTGGGCATGGCCGACAGCTCATGAAGCGGGATCTGGATCCGCTCAAGGATCGGCGTCGCGGTCTCGGTCACCGCCGCCGCCTCCGTCGCCCAGCCAGAGCCCACATCGCTCCGGTCGATCAGCACGTCATAGGAGGTGGCCTCGACCTCCACCACCGCCGCCACGCTGCGCAGCGAGGTCGCCGAGAGCAGCATGCTCCGGATCGTGTTCGCGGTCTCACGGTCCACGAGATAGCCGCCATCCGCCGCGACCGTGGTGGACAGCGCCTTTCCCTCCAGCACAAGGCCACGCAGCCCGTCGTCATCGCCGCTGCGAAGATAGGCGTCAAAGGCCTTGCGGTGGGGGGCGGTCCCCTCGGCAGCCCCGGTCAGCGCCGGGCGGCCAAGGGTCGTCGTCTTGCGATCGAGCATCGTCATGCGGTCATCCTGTCGTTGCATATTGACTTTCACCTCGCCCTGAAACGCCTTGAATTCGCTCAGGAACCCTTCAATCGCGGCCTGCAGGTCCGCAGCCGTCGCAGCCTCGTCCATCCCGTCCTCCATCAGTTGCGCCGCGCCGCCAGATCGCGCCGCGCCGTGTCAAAGGCGCGGGCGAGACTCGCCAGCGTCGCCAAGTCCCGCTCCGCCTTCACGGCCACCCGCGCCTCCGGCAGCATCGGGAAAGTCACCAGAGAGACCTCCCAGAGCTCCACCTCCGCCAGAAGCCTGCGCCCCTTGGCATCGCGATCCGCACGGATCGTGCGGTAACCGATCGACAGCCCGTCGATGGCCCCCGCCGCCAGCAGCGCCGCCGCCTCCCGCCCACGGGCTAGGTCGGTCAGCACCCGCCCCTTGACCCAAAGGCCATGCGCGTCCTCCCGCACCTCATCCCAGACCCCCAGCGGCTGACCCGGATCGTGCTGCCAGAGCATCCTGACCCGCCGCCCCTCCCGCGCCAGCCGCGCCAAGGAGGTCGCATAGGCCCCCGGCAGGACCACATCTCCACCCTGATCCGCCACCCCGAAGACCGAGGCATAGCCTTCCACCGCCGCGCCATCCGTCACCACCAGACCCGCATCGGGCCGGTGGAACTTGTGCTCCAACTGCATGTCCTTCACCTCATCGCCGCGTTCATCACCGCCTCCACCCCCTGCGCCAGCAGGAAGGCCACCGCGCCGTAGACCCCCAGCCAAAGCCGCCGCTCCAGCCGCTCCAGCGCCGCGTCGATCTGCGACAGGCGGTAGTCGAGCGCCGACCACCGCTCCTCGGCCACCCGCTCATTCGCCTCGATCCGCGCCTGTGCCGCATCGAACCCGTCAAACAGGAAGCGCGACCCGCCCGTGACCCCCCGCGTCATGCGCCGTCCATCGGCGGCAGGCCCAGCACCGCCCGCTTTTCCGCCGCGCTCAGGAAATCCGCCGCCGCCACCCGCGCCCAAGCCGCATCCCGCTCCGCCGCCAGCGCCGGGATGTTGTCGAGGTCGGGCCGCAACTCGACCCGCTCCCCCAGATGTTCCGACAGAAAGGCCGACACCGCCGCCAAGACCCGCGCCGCCAAGGGCAGCACCGTCACCCGGTAAAACGCCCGGTTCGCCTCGGCATAATTGGCGAAGGTCGCCTCCCCCGGCACACCCAGTAGCATGGGCGGCACGCCGAAGGCCGTGGCGATCTCGCGCGCCGCCGCCTCCTTGGTCTTGTGGAACTCCATGTCCGACGGGCTGAACCCCATCGGCTTCCAGTCGAGCCCGCCCTCCAGCAGCATCGGCCGCCCCGCATTCCGCGCGCCCTGATGGTGGCTCTCCATCTCGCCCACCAGCCGGTCATACTGATCCGCCGTCAGCGTCGATTGCCCATCCGCCCCCCGATAGACGATCGCCCCCGAGGGCCGCGCCGCATTGTCCAGAAGCGCCTTCGACCAAGTAGAGGCCGAATTGTGCACATCCACCGCCACCGCCGCCGCCTGCAGGGGCGACAGCCCGTAATGGTCATCCTGCGGGTGGAAGTTGCGGATATGGCAGACCGGCGGCACCGCGCCCTGCATGTCGAAGCGATGCGTCCGCCCCGCCACCGTATAGTCATAGGCCACCGGCCAGCCATCCGACCCCGGCACCACCGAGATGCGGTCGGGCCGCAGCACATGCAGTTCAGCCGGAACCCGCAGCCCGCCCGGAACGGCCTCCAGATAGGCGTTCCCGTTCAGCAGCAGATGGCCATAGATCGCCTCGAACAACTCCGCCCGGCCCTGCCCGGAATTCGGACGCCTGAGCAGGTCCAGCATCGGATGGACCTCGTAGCGCCGCTCTGCGTCCTGCAACACCACGGGCAGCGAGGCCGCCGCCTCCGCCACCATCTTCACCGCCCTGAAGCCCACCGGATTCCCGGTGAAGCCGTGCCGCGTCAGGCTGCCGGTGTCACGCGGGCTCCAGATCGGGCGCCCCGCGCCCCCCCAAGCCACCACCCGCCCGGCCGCCGAGGCCTTGCGCTCCGGCACCGCCTCGGCCTCGCGCCGCAGAAACCGCCACTTCATCCGTCCATCCCCTTCGCCAAAGCACAGGCCATCCGCCCGCCGCCCGCTTCCGCGCGCCGGGGTCCTCCACCCAGTTTGTCCAGATCAGGTCAAAGGCTGCGGATCGTCGGCCGCTGCCAGCTGTCCGTCGGCGAGACCACAAGTTCCGTCAGCGCCCAGACCAGCGCATCCACCCGGTCGGGGCTGCCCCGCCCGCTGTAGCCCTGCGCCGTCATGCGGACCATCTGGTCCTCCAGCCGGTCCAGACCGCGCCGATGCGCGACGCGGCCCTGCTCGTAAAGCGCCGCCACCGGTTCCGCCCGCGTGACTTTGCCCCGCGTCGCCCGGACGGCCCGGAACGGCAAGGCCGGATCGATCTGCCGCAGCAGCGTCTGCACCAGATCGCCGCCCTGATTGACCTCCGCCACCACGCGGTCGGCCTGATGCCGCTCATAGGCCGCCACCGCCGCCCGCGCCCAGACCTCGGGCGAGGCGCGGCTCACGCTCGCATCCTCCAGCACCACCGCGCGCCAACCCTGCGGCGGACCGTTCATGTAGACCCCCGCCACGATGATCCCGCACTCGTCCGACCCGCCATGCCCTGTCACCGGCGGGTCCACCGCCACCACGATCCGGTCCGGCGCGGGAACATCATCCGTCAGCGCCGCCTCCAGACGCGCCAAGGGCCAGAGCGACCCCTCCGCCTCCTCCAACAGAACCCCGTCCAACTCCTGCCGTCCTTGGGCCGTCCCGGCATAGCGCGCCGTCACCTCCTCAAGGAACGAGGCCGCCAGATAGGCCCGGTTCGCCACGGTCGGGGCATGAGTGATGACGGTCGAAGGGTTCTTCAGGATCGCCTTCAGCGTCGCCACATTGCGCGGCGTGGTCGTGACCACCTGCCGGGGATGGTCCCCCAGCCTAAGGGCGAACTGCAGCATGTCCCAAGCGACCTCGGCCTTCTTCCACTTCGCCAACTCATCGGCCCAGGCCGCATCGAATTGCGGCCCCCGCAGACTTTCGGGATCATGCGCCGAATAGGCCGTCGCCGTCGCGCCATTCGGCCAGACCAGCCGCTTGCGCGTCGCCTCCCATTCCGGGCGACGGTCCGGCGGGGTGCAGGCCAGAATGCCGCTGTCCCCGAACACCATCACGTCCCGCACCTGATCAATCGTCTCACCGACCAGTGCCACCCGACGCGCCCGGCCCGGATCGGTGGGACGTGCCCCCTCCACCTCGGCCCGGACCCACTCCGCCCCGGCCCGGGTCTTCCCCGCACCGCGCCCCCCCATGATCACCCAGGATTTCCACGCCCCCTCGGGCGGCAACTGATGTGGCAGGGCCCAGAATTCAAACACCCAAGGCAGGGCAAGGAAGGTCCCCTCGGTCAGCCCATGCAGAAACTCATCCACCACTTCCTGCGTCGCGGAGGCGAGCCAGACGGCGGCTGATCTCATCGCGCGCCGCGTCGAAGTCGAGTTCACGGGATCCAGAGACCCCGGCGATCTGAGTGCGGAGTTTGTCAACTCTCTCCCTTTCGCTCATCAAGGTGCGGAATGCATCCCGCAACTCACGCGCCGCCTGCGCGGCCAGCTTCGCGGCCCCCTGTTCACCCTCGGTCGCGCGGCGGGCGGCCTCGCCCAGCTCCAGCGCGACCTGACTGAACTGCACCTCCGCCTGCAT